AAGAAGATGCTCGTCGACGGCAGGTTCGCCCCCGAGGCGGTGACCAAGATCCACGCCAAAGAGAGCTTCTACAACGACTTCCGCCTGCCCTCCTTCTTCGAGACCACCAGGGAGATCGAGTTCAACATGACGATGGACGAGATCTACTACTCGAACTTGTTCAACCAGCACTCCGGGTTCAAGATGCACAGGGAGGGAGAGATCTACGACAAGATGGAGGAGGCCGAGGAGAAGTACAAGGCGCTGGTGAGGGAGGACCCCATCTTGGACGAGAAGGACATCGTCAAGGTGATGTCCGAAAAGGGGGCCCACGGGACCTACTCGGCGGAGTTCCTCAAGGCCGCGGTCCAGAGCTGGATGAGGAAGCCCCACTCCAAGAAGCAGATCGCGGAGAGCCTCTTGCACGCCCTGGACATGACCCTGAGGGAGGTGGTGAAGATGACCAAGTCGGTGGTGGCCGGGCCCTCGCCCTTCCCCGAGGTGTTGAAGAACTCCGACCTGCCCCAGAAGGCGACCGTCTTCCAGGCGGTCCTGGACGAGTTCGAGGGCTACGAGGAGGCCAACCTCTGGGCCATGATCTGGAAGGACGAGGTCTTGGCGGCCGTCTTCGGGACCTTCGCCAAGGAGCAGTTCGGGCCGGGCAGGGAGATCTTGGTGCAGGCCATCCGGACGAGGTTCGTGACCGCCATGTGGAACGCCTTCTTCAAGAAGATGTGCGAGTACCACGAGAAGGAGTTCATCACCAAGGAGCACAAGAAGCACTCGACCCAGAGCGACGTGGGCCAGATGTTCAAGGAGGAGTTCCAGAAGTCGGCGGCCTCCTCCTCCGCGACGGTGAAGGTCCCCTTCCAGATCAACGCCGACTCGGAGAAGTGGGCCCCGTCCATGGTCATGGAGCAGTACATGGACCTCCTGATGTCCTTGGCGTTGCCCAAGCAGATCGAGGACTTCTACCTGTTGCTCCTGAAGGGCTACTTGAACAAGTTGTTGTACGTGACCCAGAACCAGGTGAACAAGAGCCTGCCTAAGGAGGACGAGCCGGAGGGCCCCTACAAGAGGATGAAGATGAGGATGGACGACATCACCGGGGAGATCGTCTACCACAGCGGGATGGGCCAGGGGAACTTCCAGCACCCGAGCAGCTGGTTCCACTGCATCATCGACGACTTCTCCGACGACATCATCGTCCCCACCCTGTTGGCAAAGGGGGTCCGCTCCGTGGAGATCTTCACGTTCATCTCCTCGGACGACGTCTCCAAGATCATGTTGCTGGAGATCCCGAAGGCCTTCTCGGAGAACCTCTTGACCATCGCGATGGTCATGGCCGCCGACATGTTCACCATGCTCAGGAAGGCGGCCAACATCCACACGAACTGGAAGAAGACCGCCTTGCACCTGTACATCATGGAGTTCAACTCCTTCTTCACCATCGGGAAGAGGGCCATCATGGCCCAGGTGAAGTCCTTGTACAACTCGGTCAACATCGTGGACATGACCTACCCCGACAGGGCCGTGAAGGAGGTGATCTCCAACATCAGGCCCTTGTTGACGGAGGGCTGCTACCTGGAGGTCATCGAGTACGCCCTCTTCCTGATGAGGGAGAAGCTCATGACCTGGTACTGCCTGAGCGAGACCATGGTGAGCCACTTGATGTCCGCGTTCGAGATCGACGACGGGGACTTGTTGCCGTTCCAGTTGGGGTTCGTGCCGTTGGACTACCCGGTGGAGACGCTGATCTACGGGCCGGAGATCCACATCTACAACAAGAACAACAACGACAGGTTGAAGAAGTTCTACAGGAACTTGTACAGCGCGGACACCCTCTCCCTCGCGGAGAGCACCGTCGACTACACCATGGAGGACCTGATCACCGGCAGGTACTACATCGAGCTCCCCTCGAGGCTCGACAAGAACGTCGCGGACCTGAAGAGGGAGGTCTTCAAGGGCAGGAACCTGGACGAGGTCTTGAAGAGCATCGACCTCTTCGCCTTCCAGAACCTGTACCACTCCCCGTTGACGAAGCACTTCCAGGTCTACATGGACGAGTACATCTTCGGGATCTCGAAGAGGTACCAGTTCTCGGAGACCTACAGGCAGAACAGCTTGGTCAGGGCCTTGCAGATGAGCGGGGAGAAGATGATGATGCAGCCGAACTGCATCAAGGAGCTGAAGGCGTTCACGGAGGAGTTGCAGGACATGAACAGGAAGAGGTTCAACGAGAGGCTCGAGGAGCAGGGCCTGTTCACCTCGTTGCTGGACTTCGTCGACAGGGTGATGGACATGGAGCCCAAGAGCAGCCTGGTGACGCTCTTCGACAACTACCAGACGGTCATGAGGGACGCGGAGGGCGTCAAGGAGAGGATCTCCAAGATGACCAAGA